AGAAGTAAAAGGTCTAATCGATGACGATGAAATTCCTGAGAGTAAAAAAACAACAATTCGGTTGGGTGATTTATATCAACTTGGGAATCATCGTCTTCTCTGTGGGGATGCTACTAAGAAAGAAGATGTGGAAAGATTAATGGGCGGTGAGAAGGCGGACATGGTTTTTACGGATCCGCCTTATGGGATAGGTGAAAAAACCAAAAGAAAAACTGCTGGAAGAGTTGGGCTAACTGAAAACCATGATTTTGAACCTATTATTGGGGATAACAATAAAGACACTGCACGAAAGGCGTGTGAAATTATCCTAAATATTAAATGTGAAATTAAAATAATATGGGGCGCTAATAATTTTTCACATTCTTTGCCTGAATTAAAATCTTGGATAGTTTGGGATAAGCGTGACGGAGTTAGGCCAGATGATAATGCAGATTGCGAATTGGCTTGGGTTAACACAAACAAGCCTTCTAGAATATTTAGACATTTATGGAAAGGTGCCTGCCAAGCGTCTGAAAAAGGTTCAAAATATATACATCCAACACAAAAGCCGATTGCATTAGCAGAATGGTGTTTTCAAAATTATGGTGATTCTAAAAATGTACTAGATTTATTCTTAGGATCCGGCTCAACCCTCATAGCCTGCGAGAAAACCAATCGTAAATGCTTCGGTATGGAGATTGATCCACAGTATTGCCAAGTCATTATCGATCGATGGGAAAAGTACACTGGCAAAAAATCTGTTAAAATAAAAAATAATGAAAAAGAAATTATCAAAAACGAGATTATATCCAGAAGGAAAAAAGCATGATTAGCCTTAAGAATGAACCTATTACAAAAGAGGTAAATAATAAGTTTAAAGATATTAGTTTTTCTGAACCTCAATATGTTGCGTTTGCTCAAGATGAGCAAGGTAAAATTCATGCGCTAGGAATTACTTTTAAAGATACAGAAGGCAATGAAACTAAAATTGTAATGCACGCGGATGTTTTTTTAGGTTGGTCTATTCAAATGGCTAATCAAATTGGAAATAGTTTTAAAACAGCTAAGGAAAAATAATATGCCAAGAGGGGATAAGGGGAGAAGGTTCTCAAAAGGAAATCCTGGTGGGCCTGGAAGACCTAAAAAAGATTTAGAAGTTCAAGAGCTACGTGAACTTGATCGAGCAGATTTAGAAAAACTTGTTCGCAATGCTATGCAAATGACTGAAAAACAAATCTCGGAAAAATTAAAAGATCCTGAATGCCAGGCAAAAGACAGATTGGCACTCAGAATTATTTTACGCGGTATTGCTAAAGGCGATGCAGCAGTTCTAGGATTTCTAACTGACTTTACTTTTGGTGAGCGCCCTAAACAAATTAATTTTAAAGGTGCATCTACTGTCGCCATTGGCAATATGGACAAAACAGAAATTAAAGACTTCTTTAAAAGGATTGAAGAAGAGGTGTGACAAAGGATGAAGAGCTTGAAGGCATTCGATATAAATGCGAATCAAGTCACCTATTTTTTTCAAGATGGTTTTTTAAAGCGCGCCAAAATATTAAATTTAAAGTTAATTGGCATCACCAACTTATATCGGACAAGCTCCAAGAGGTTATAGATGGGAAAATTGAAAATCTACTCGTTACAGTATCGCCTGGATCGTCGAAGACAGAACTTGCGGTTATCAACTTTATTGCGCGTGGTCTTGCTATTAATCCTCGTGCTAGGTTTTTGCATCTTTCTGGATCAGATACACTCGCAACATTAAATTCTTCCACTGCCAAAGATATTATCACTTCGGATGAATTTCAAACTTTATGGCCTATGGAAGTTGCCGATGATTCTAATTCTAAAAAAAGATGGAACGTAGAAATAGATGGCAAAAAATCAGGTGGCGTTTATGCCACATCTCTTGGTGGCCAAGTAACTGGATTTAGAGCGGGTCACATGGCCAAAGGTTTTAATGGCGCTATCATCATAGATGATCCAATCAAGCCAGAGGATGCTTTTTCAAAAGTGAAACTTGAGTCAGCAAATAGACGATTACTCACTACTGTTAAATCTCGTAAGGCTAATCCTGAAACTCCTATCGTTGTAATCATGCAAAGGATTGCCGAATTAGATCCGGCTGGATTTATTGAAAGCGGGCATTTTGATGGAAGATGGACACACATCAAAATACCCGCCCTTATCGACGATGCCTATGTGGCTCAACTAGACAAAAAATATAAAGATATGATCGAAGAATCCGAACGAGATGGAAAGGGAAGATTTAGTTACTGGCCTTATAAAGAACCTCTTCATCAACTCCTTGCCATGGAAGAAGGAGGCGGTGCAGATCAAAATGGTCAAAAAATTAGCCGTCATGTATTTCATTCTCAGTATCAACAAAGCCCAGTAGCGCTAGGTGGTAACATTATTAAGGGGGAGCATTTCATCAGGTATCAGATACTCCCTAAAATTAAACATCGTAAAATTTTTGCTGATACAGCCCAAAAAACTAAAGAGCGAAATGACTTTTCTGTGTTTGAAGAATGGGGTGTAGGGATTGATGGCCGCATCTATTTAATAGATATGATCAGGGGTAAATGGGAAGCCCCCGAGCTCCAAAAAAGGGCTATCGCCTTTTGGAGAAAGTGCTCGGCTAGATCGACAGATCATTTTGGGCAATTGCGAAAATTAATGGTAGAGGACAAATCATCTGGGACAGGGCTTATTCAATCACTTAAAACTCCTGAATCGATAAAAGGTGAATCGATTATTAGGATACCCATTGAGGGCATTGAAAGAGACAAGGACAAATTCACAAGGGCCAATGACGCTCTTCCTTATTTAGAGTCTGGGTGTGTTTGCATTCCAGAAGACGCTCCTTTCACAAATGATTTTGTTTCAGAGTGTGAGGCTTTTACAGCCGATGATTCCCATGCCTTTGATGATCAGGTGGATCCTCTTATTGATGCTGTTATGGATTTACTGTCTAATAGTCTCATACGTCAATGGGAGCAATTAGCTCCAAAAAGATAAAGAGGGGCCATGAGCGAAGAAAAATCTTTATTAGCTAAAGTAGACAAAGTTTTTACAACCGATGAAATGGCTAAAGCTGCCGAAATAAAGGCAACGCGCACTATAGATGGATTTGATAATTTTGTTTCACGCATCGGTCTACAAAACGATAATACTTTATCCGCTGGTACTTATGAATTTAACCTTGTCACACGAAATAGGATTAAACTTGAGGCTGCTTATCGTGGTAGCTGGGTGGTCGGTGCTGTGGTGGATTCTGTCGCGGAAGACATGACTCGTGCAGGTATTAACGTAACCACAAATGAAGATGATGCTGACATTCGCGATTTGATGAATGCTGTATCAAGACTTCAAATTGCTCAGTCTCTTTGTAATTTAAAAAAATGGAGTAGATTATACGGCGGAGCAATTGCGGTATTAGATATTGAAGGTCAAAATCCAGAGACTCCTCTTAACTTAGATTCTATTTCACAAGATCAATTCTTGGGTCTTGTGGTTTATGACAGATGGCAATTAAACCCTGTTTTAACAAAAGTGATTCAATCTGGTCCTAATATGGGACTACCTGCCATGTATCAAATTGTTACAGGTATGACATCGGCGGACGTTGACCCAAGATCTAATCGAGGGATAATTAACGTTCATCATTCTAGAATTGTAAGAGACATTGGAATTCAGCTTCCTTATTTTCAGGCCATTACTGAAATGATGTGGGGCGAAAGTATTTTAGAGCGACTATGGGATAGACTCATTGCTTTTGATAACGTCACCATGAGCGCTGCTTCTTTAGTAGATAGAGCTAATTTAAGAATGGTTGGCATCAACGGATTAAGAGAAATTTTGGCAGCAGGAGGCGCAGCTCAGCAAGCGCTTGTTTCGCAGTTTGAAATGATGAGACTTCTTCAAGTAAATGAAGGCTTAACTCTTTTGGATAAAGATGATGAATATCAATCAAGCGCTTATAGTTTTGCCGGTCTAGGTGACATGATTATTCAATTCGGTCAGCAACTTTCCGGTGCATCTGGAATTCCTTTAGTCCGTCTTTTTGGACAAAGCCCAGCTGGTATGAATGCGACGGGTGAATCTGATATCAGAATGTACTATGACAATATAAAGGCACAGCAAGAATCAACTCTCAGAACGGGATGGCAATTAATTTTGCAAGTTCTATGGAGATCGGTTTATGGAAAGCCAGCGCCTAAAGATTTACAATTTGAATTCGTACCTCTTTGGCAAATGTCGGCTCTTGATAAGGCTACGATTGGAAAAACAAACACCGAGGCCATTATTGGAGCTTATGAGTCTGGTTTAACATCTAGAAAAACGGCTATGCAGGAATTAAGAGAATCATCTGGAGACACTGGTTTATTCAGTAACATTTCCGATGAAGAAATTGATAAAGCCGATAGCGAGGAGCTCCCTCCGCTTCCAGGCGAATTAGATGACCCAAAGGAACCGGTAAAAAATATTGATTCAAAATGAGAAGCCTAAGCCTTGATGCTAAAAAGACTATTAAAGGTAAGTTTAAGCCAAGCTCAAAGGCAGAGCGTGATTTTTATAGGTCTTTAAAAAGAGTAGCCGAGTCATCCGGTCATATTGTTGATCGACACATTGATGGAACTAAAATAACTGACCCCAAAAAAATGCAGGCAGCATTGAAAGCCTATTCGGATGCTATCGGTCCATGGGCCGCAAGACAAAGCGCTAAGCTTATTGATCAGGTTCAAAAATCAAATAAGCGAGCCTATAAACAAAGTTCTAAAGCCATTTCAACCGCTTTAAAGTTAAACGTGGCTGAAAAAGATGTGGGTGCAGTTGCTCTTAAACTTTTAAATGAGCAAGTGGGGCTCATAAAATCAATTCCTTTAGAGGCTGGTCTTAGAGCTCAAAAAATTGCTTATGAATCATTTTTAAAAGGAATGAGAGCCGAGGCAAATCAGGATACGGTTGCCGAGCTTCAAAAACAATTAGGGTTAACCACTGAGGTTGCTATATCTAGGGCAAAATTAATCGCTGTTACTGAAACGGCTAGAGCGAATGCTGCCATCAATCAATCTAGAGCCATGGCAGTTGGAAGTAATCAAGACCGT